GATTATTTCTTCCATTCCGGTACTCCCTCAATGCTTTTTTTTGCGTCTTTGCTGCACGGGATGATCTCAATTGCATCCGTAATGATTATGTCCGGTACAGTCAACGTGAACTTGCATTCTCTCGGTTTAGTAGTGCCGCTTACGGCAAGCTGTGATATAGATGCCGCACCCTCCCAATACCATAGACGGCGGCAGTCTTTAAGCGTAACCTCTGTCCCGTTTTTTTCTTCGAGAGTCCCGTAAAATACTCCCGAGCGGTTGCCTCTGACGATAACCTTTTTGCCGATAATTTTTTCCATCTTTCAATTCCCTCCTAAATAATATCTTTTGTAGTAAACTCCGTCGCCGAAACGGTTTATGCCGCGCTCCATCGAACCGCGCACATCAATTCCCGCCGCCTTCAACTCCGATATGCGGGAAGTAAGACTTCCGACCGAAAGCTCTCTGAACGCTTCCTGCACCGTTATACTGCCGTTGCGCTTCATGTAGTCAAGTACCTGCCTGCATTGCGGTTTCATCTTTACCTCCAATTCCGCCTGAATATGTCAAGCCATTCTTTGTCGCCGAATCCGTAAACCTTCATTGCTTTTTCCTGTGCCTCGCTTTTCAGCCGCCTGTTAAGCGCCTCATCCGCGTGTACCAGCATGTGATGCTTCCGGCACAGATACACGGTCAGACCGTACCTGTCGGAGGCACTGCGGTGAGCGCCCTCGAATACGTGATGACACTCAACCGCCGTGCTGCCGCAGATGAGGCATCTGCGTTTTTTCTGTAAAACACTCTTCACCCCATGCCTCCTTGATGGCTTCTATCTCCGCTTTGGACCATACGGGAATTTCAAGGCTTTTCGCCTCCTGAACAATGCCGTCAAGCAAAATGCCCATTTCCTCGCGGTCGTACTCCGACGAACCCCGGTAAACCTTGTAGTGATTGAATTCCTTGCCGCGCACGGAGGATGTGCCCATAAGCTCAAAATACTTAAAGTACGGAGTCACATCCACCCCCGCGCGCACACTTACCACATCGCTTTGTCCGTAGTCCTTGAGCGCCTGCAGATATACTTCCTCTTTCGACAGCCTCATGACGTTTGCGATTTTGGTGCACAGCTTCCAGCAGAGCGCATTTGCATTGAGGCTGCGAGCCTCTCTGTGCGGTTTAATCACTATGTCAAGGTCTTTGTCCTTGAAATCGTCAAAGTACCGTCGAAAGTCCTCAGAAAGCGAAATTGTAAGCCTTTGAGTCCCCTTTCGGGAGAAAGAGAGCGCATCCTCGTCAAAGCTTGCGCGTATCTTTGCTTCCATCGTGTTTTTCCGCCTTTTCCGGTGCGTATACATATACCCGCTTGCCGAGAGTGTCATTGCGTATGGCAAGCCCGGTTATCCTGCCGCCCTCAACGCGCACCTTCTCAACCGAAAACCTGTCGCGGCACTTGCCTCCCTCGATCTTGCACTTGTCAGACGGTATCCAGATAAACGGGGCGGTGTAAAGCTCGCGCCCGATGCCCCAGTTGACACACGCCCTCTTGAAGCTGTCGCTTGCCTCACCCTTTTCGGCTTCCGTGTTCGACTCCGCGCCGCAGTCGCTTTTCCATACCCACGACGGGGATGATTCGGGAATGTAAAAGTTTACATTAATACCGACCCGGCAAAACAGATTTCCTTTGCATTCATAGTGTTCTCTCTGCCAGTTCTCCGCACCTACGGTCTCATCAAGGATAGCCATGTCAACACGGGCATTCTTGTATAAAAGCAGAGACAGCCCGTTCGGTTTGACCTGCTGCACCCGGCACTCAATGTCCGCCTCGGTTAAGCTTCTGAATTTCATGTTCATTCCTCCTTCACCTGATCTGAATATTTGCGTTTTTGCGCAGTTCAAAGCCATATACGTCCGTACCGCTCTTCATGGCAGCCCTGACAGCCGAAACATTGATTGCAGGCTCGCTGTACTTCAGATACTCATCGCCGTGCTTCTGCGCCCATTCGATAAACTGTTCCTTGCCGCAGATCAATGCGGCAGATTCGCTCGAACGAAAGCTCACCTTGTTTTTGGAGCTTTCAAATCCTTTCATGCCCGCCTTGGTAAGCTCACTTGAAAGATAAGCCTTGAGTCTTGCCTGCAGAGCGTCCTTTGCTTTGCGCCTTGCCGCAAGCCGCTCCTCTTCGGCTTTTATGGCATTGCTTTCCGCCGAAAGCTCTTTGACAAGGCAGCATATACCGTCCGCCTTTGCCTCAATTTCGCCCTTTAAGCCGTCCAGAGTGTCCGCAAGTACATCCTCCGGTATTTCGTCCTCGGACATTTCAAGCAGCATCCTGTACTGCTCTCCCAGTTCGTAAAGCGTCATCCCACGCACCTCCTCCCGAATATCCTGTCTTCTTCCGTCTCTTCTTCATCATCTTCGGAATACGTCTCTATGTCCTCACTGCCGCAGAACGGACAGTAGTATGTAGCAGTTTCGTTGTAGCACCTTGCCCCCCAAAACTCCTCAACATCCCGCCATATTTTAACTTCGGGAGAGTCGAAAATCTCTCCGCACCTTTCACATATATACATTAGCCCTTCCTCCATATAATTCTTAGAATTGCGATCTCCGCCATAAACCACAGAATGCATCCGATGATCACAGCTGCGGGAATGAACGAGTCGCCCACGGCACTCAGCGATACTATTATGAGGATGAATGCCACCCCGTTAAGCACCGCCAAAAGCACATTTGCGATACGGCTAAGCACCGCAATTAACATCTCTGCTGTTTTCATTGTGTTCCTCCCTGTAGTGTTGGTAGTCGGCAAGCAGACCCCAGTCCACTATGAGTCTGTGAAGCGCCACAAACGCATCCGCTTCTCTGTTGTCACGCGCGTCCGCGCACGCCTTATACAGCTTTTCCTTGTCCTTGTATGTGTAAAGTCGTTTCATTTGCACATCACCCTCGCAAGCTCGGTCTTTAATATGTATCTGCCGTCAAAGTATTTGCCGTAGTGTTTGGTGACAGCCTGATAGCTTATACCCAAAGCCCTTGTCACATCTCCCCGTGACAAAAGCAGCTTGTCCGGACATACCCGGTTCAGCTCTTCAAGGCAGAGCCGATAGCCTTCTTTTTCTCTTGCCATAACCTTCTCCTCTTTCTGTTTGTCAGCCCTCATGGGCTTTTGCCGCCTGCTCATGTCCGTATGCGTGATATTTGTCTTTAAGCCCTGCATCCTTGATCAGCTTGTAGTACGCCTCGAACCACTCATGGGAGCGCTTCTTTCTCTCTTCAAGCTCAATTCCGACAGGGTTCTCTCCGCACTCGGCGTTTATCCTCACCATTGCGAGAGCTTTTTTGAACAGCATTTCTTCAAGTTCGGGCATCATTTATCCTTTCTGTTGATCTCCTCAGTATCTTCCGCGCCTCGCGGTCCTCTTCCTGTTTTCGGGACAACATTATCCACCGTCACAACCTGCTTGCGTTGCGCTGCCGCTTTTATAATTGCAGCGTCGTTTCCGAGTCTTGCTTCAAGCAAATTCGTCACATGGATCGCGGCTTCGTACGCAAACGCTGTTTTAAAGCCATTCAGCGGCATTATGGCGTCGAGCATCATGTTGGCGTACTCCAACACTATTTCGTCCGGCAAATCCATTGTTCTCTCGTCAAATTTAGAATCCAGCAGCCGCTTTTCAAGCTCATCGAGTTTCTTCTCAAGCTTCGGGTTTTCTTTCCGTTTATTCATCTCAATGTCTCCCCCTCCGTTGATCTCCTCGAGTATCTTCCGCGCCTCGCGCAGCGCACGCTCTGACTTCTCGCTGTGGTATCTCCCATCCAAAGCCCGCGTGAAGTATGACGCAGAAGTTTTCTCTCCGCTTCTTTCCTCAATTTTGCGGCACAGCTCGTTGAGTGAAAGTTCCGCGTCAATCATGCCGTGGCGAATGTCCTTGTTTGTGCTCATATCAGCACTCCTTTCTTTTTTTCTGCACTTGACAGAATTTGTAATTTGTGCTACTATGATATTGCAACGTATCACAGCAGCCGCGCCGAGCGGCTTTCTCTTACCAACACTCGGCAACTTTTTTCTCATCACCCCTGTATAAAGCGGCGCTCGCCACGCCGCCTTATATGGGAAGAAGGTTGTATGAAACACGGCTTTCGCCGGGGTTTCCTGATCGCATCGGAGTGCCCTGTTGCCCGTTGACACTCCGATGCTCGAAAAGAAAGTAAATTATGAGGTATGGGCAACTGACAATGCACAGAAGCACGATCATGCTCGTTGCTTCTGGTAATAGTATAGTGTGAAATTCTCCAACTGTCAATATTAAATCGGAAATTTTCACACTTTTGGAGAACGTCACAACGAAAGGACTATTTTTTTGGATACATTAACCAAGATACTCGGAATAATGAAAGAGCAGCGGGTATCGCAGCAGGAAATCTGTCAATATTTGAATTTGTCCAAGCACGCTTTTTCCGACTGGAAATCCGGTAAGAGCGAATCATACTTGAAATATCTGCCCCAAATTGCCGAATATCTCGACGTATCTGTAGATTATCTGCTCGGTAAAACTCCCTCACCGGAAAGGGAAGATATCCCCGAAGACGAAAAAAGGCTCCGGGAACTGCTTTCGCAGATGTCAGAGGAGCAGCTGCAAACAGCTTTAAAAATAATCTCTGCTATCGCAGAGGAGAAATAACGGGAGCGATTATATGAAAAAGTTAGATGATGTTGAAATTGCAAGCGCTTACAAGGGAAAGTCGCTCGATGAAGACAGAATTATTACAATCGCTGATGAAAACGGCGACGACGAATATGTTGCATATTGCTGTGAGTATGACGAAGAACAGCTTGAAATGTTCGGCATAACACCTGTTCTCTTTGAAAAGTGGGAAATCAGCGGTTTGGTTTTTGAAGTGCATATCGAAGTGCAAGGCAATACAATTACTGACTGCTTTATTTTCAAATACAGGGAAACATCATGCTATGGCAAGTCGGAAGGACAGGAACTGATACCGACTCAGCAGGAAATCAGAATATTCAAAAGGATAATGGACTTTGTAACCGGAATAAAGTAAAATCATAAGCTTCTATTTATACAAATGTTCGTTCCTGTGGGACCATAGAAACAGCCCCGCGGCAAACCGCAGGGCTGTTCGGCCGCTCACCTTGTCTCTTTGTCTTGCTTTTCAGCAAACTTCATAACAATACGCATAAGCTCTATGTACATTTCCCGCTGCGCGGGATCGAGCTTTTGAAAAGTGCGTATAATTCTTCTTATCGTCCTGTCTGTCATGAGCTGCCCTCCTTTCCTCGGAAATTCCGCAGTCCGCCTGCATCGACATTAGCACATTCCCGGAAAAATGGAAACTGACAAGTTTTACCGAAGACCGTCGTTTTTGACGGTCTTCCCGTACAATTAGACGAACGGAGTGATCAAAAATGATCGAAACAAAACTTGAAAAGATGAAAGATGCCTCCGGTATGACCTGCACCGAAATAGCGCTTGCCGCCAATCTGCCCGAAGCGACGGTGCGAAAGGTGCTCACGGGAAGAACGTCCGACCCGCGCTATGACACCCTCTACCGCATAGTCACCGCTATGGGATATACCATGAACGATCTCGTCGAATTCGACGTCAAAATTGACTGTGAGGAAGAATCGGAGGAATGCATAAAAATGTTGAAAAGGTTTTATGCGGACCGTCTGCGCGAGCTGCACGCCAATTACGCCAGATATCTCCGGTCGCTTAAAAAAGACAAAATGATAATTGCGATAGCTCTCGGAGTTGTGCTTGTCCTTCTGTTTGTCGCAATAATAATAGATACCCTCTGCGGAAACATAGGCTGGATAAGACATTAAGGAGGAAACATGAAAAAAAGAAAAGACGGACGGTTCCGCGTATCGGTAACGACAAACGGCAAACGAAAATACTTTTACGGCGATACTCGCGCCGAAGCATACGAAAAGCTGCAGGCATACGAAAAAGACAAATCCCGCCCGAGAACCTTCGCCGAGATCGCCGAGGCATGGCAGGATGAATATTGGGACGGTTTCGCCCCCGGAACAAGGAACTGCTATCGCTCGTCCCTTGCGCGGGCGCTCGATGCGTTCGGGAAAGAATCTGCGGACGATGTAGAGCCGATGAAAATACAAGCCCTGCTGGAGACACTGAAAAGGCAGAACTACTCACTAAAGGCTGTCAAAACTCAAAAAACGGTAGTGTCAACCATATATAAATACGGAATGCTCCGCGGCATGTGCCGCACCAATCCGGCAACCGTCACAAAGATCCCCAAAGGGCTGTCAAAGGAATTGCGCCTGCCTCCGGACGACGAAACCATTAAAAAAATAAAAGCGGACAGAGAATGGCTCTATCCGCAGATATTATTATATACAGGCTGCCGGCGCGGGGAAGCGCTTGCGCTGACATATGAGGACTTTGATTTCGAAAAGGGAACAGTCAATATAGATAAAGAGATAATATTCGAGTCCAACGAGCCGCGCCTTGTCCACCGCACGAAAACCCACGCAGGCAAACGAACGGTCCCGCTTGTTAAAGCTCTCAGGGAGCAGATACCCGAAAACAAAACAGGTGCTGTGTTTGATGATATAACTCTTCGGCGTTTCAAGACCCTCTGGGATAAATATTGCAAACGCCTTGAAATAGAGGCAACACCGCACCAGCTGAGACATGCTTATGCCACCATGCTGTACGATGCCGGGGTTGACGTTAAGATCGCACAGAGGCTTCTCGGACACTCCAGCCTTAAAATGACAATGGACATATATACGCACATAAGAGAGAGCCGCCTCGACGACGTAGCCGAGCAGCTCAATTCTTTTCTTAATTCGTGACCTCATTTTTGACCCCGCAAAACGTTAAAAACAGGCGAAAATCGGTTAAAAACGAGAAAAAGAAAACCGCTCAAATCCCTTGAAACCTAAGGATTTAAGCGGTTTTTGCGATGGTCGGAGTGACTGGATTTGAACCATGCCAAATTCCAATCACAACAGGGTATTATAAGCCTTTGACCCCCTTGAACGTATCAAAACATCTCAACGCAGCGGCGGAGCATTTCGCGTTCGCGGTCATCATCAGCACTGTTCATAAGCTGTATGAGCTTGCTGCGCGTGTCTCTGCGCCGCCCGCCCTCATCTTCGTCACGGCTGTAATGTCCGCGGACGTAATGGATGTTGCTGTAACCGCCGTCATGACGGTCGCCCTCTCTGCTGTAGCTGCCTCTCGAATCCCGCTCTCCGCTTTTGAGCTTCTCGATTTTGAGAAGATTCTTCAGCGTGTCGGAAAACTTGTGGACTGCTTCGATATCTGCCATAGACAGATTCTCCTTGTGAGAATAATTCTCCAGCTCGGAGCACAGAGTTTCTTTCAGCCTGTCCATATTTTCCATAACGTCCTCCTTACGCTACGCGCTCGACGATAATGTTTGCGTTTTGCACATTTATCGCCTGCGCGCTTGTGTTTTTGACCGAAATCTGCGTGCAGCACCCTCTCGGCACGGTTATGAATATCCCCTCCGTTATATTCCAGTAATCCCCGACTGCTGCCGGAGTTACAATTGCAGAGGAAGCGGGTACAGTTTCACCGTTTATTGTCAGCGCCATAGATATAGCGCCGGCAGTTCCGCCGGTAGGCACCGCAATGTTGGCGCCGAAGGTCACCTTGTACCGTGCCGATGCTGCACAGGAGTTGACAATACCGCGTAAAGTGATAACGCCCGCGCCCTCTCTATGGATAACATATCCGCGAGTGCAGGGAACCGCTGTTTCAGTAAACAGTACATTGCCGCCGGAAGCTACGTTCTGAACGGCATTACTTGTATATTCGGGCATAGTCCGCCTCCTTAATAAGAGCCGCAGCCCGCACAACTGCCGTAGCAGTTAGGATTCTGCACCACATACGCCGGAATGGGCGTAGGGCTGAGAGCTGCGGTCTGATTTGCCAGTGCCTGCGTAATAAACGCATTCTGCGCATTCTGGCTGATCTGATTCTGCAGAACTCCGTTTGCGGCAAGAAGATCGGTGTTGCGCTGCTTGAGCGCATCGATCTCGGACTGACACATCTTGTCAAGGATAGTCTGCACACCTGCACGCTGGCTGTCGATTATGTCGCGCACACCCTCACCTATAGCGGTGCGGTTAGCGCATGCCTCGGTAGCCATAGTGTACTTAAGGTCCGCAATAGCCGACTTATTGTCGCAGCAGCACTGCGCAAGCTGAGACTGCAGGGAATTAAATCCGTTGCAAAGCTGGAGCTGATTTGCGGAGAATCCGTTGTTGACAGCATTAGTAACGGCATAAGTAGATTCACACATGCTGTTCTGCAGGTTCTGTATACCGTTCTGAATACTGTTGGTAGCAAAGCCCTCCTGAATGTCCGCGCGGGTAGCATAGCCCTGAAAAGCGCTGCCCTCGGCACCGCCCCAGCCGCCGCGTCCCCACATGAACAGAAACAGTACGATGATCCACCATGCACCGTTTCCGCCGAAAGCGTCGCCGCCGTTGTTGTTTCTTGTAACCGCTGCGAGATCCGCAGGGGTCATTCCTTCGTTTACCATAATAGTCTCCTTTGTTTTTTATTTATCTTTCACGCGCGCACGTTAAGAACTATTTAAAAAGATGCTGAAACTGTCCGGCAATGGACTGCAGCCGGTTAAGCTGCTGCTGCGTCATTTCGCCGCTGTCCAGAAGCCTCTGTATTTCCTGTCTCGGATCGCCCTTAAAGCTCTCCGAAAACCTCTTGAATTCGCTTATCATCCGCGACATGGGGTCATTTCCGACCTGACTGCCGAATGCGTTGTAAAAAGGATTACTCATTTTCTGCCTCCTGCTTGCCGCAAACAAGCGTCTTCAGCTCCTCGAATTCCTGTCTTGTCACATAGTCTGCCTCTTTCGCCCGGGGCACGGCGGAAACGCGCTCCACCAAATCAAATGCCCGGAGCTGCGGCATACCGTTATGATCTGCCGCCTTGAGGTAGACCGCCGGAGCCTCGCTGTCCCATAACTGCACAGTATTTCCCGGCGCTACCGGGTAAGCCTTTGCAGCCTCTATCCCCTGCACCCATATAAGTCCGGCAGGCTGGGACTGCTGCTGCGGAATCGCCGTCTGAAGCGGCGCATAAGTTGCGGGATATCCCGTATAAAATCCTCCGAATGCCATTAGTAATCCATCCTTTCGTAATAATAGATCGGCGCACGGTCGCCGCTGTCCCATGTGTCAAACCAGTCTCCGTTTTCCACGCAGACAACATGACCGCCGAGAGCAAGTACATATTTTCCCCCGGGCTTGCTGTCGGCAAAATCCGCAACGCTGCATGCATCCTCGCATACTCTGCGCTGCCAGCCCTCGCTTTTGAGGTATGCACCCCATACAGCGTCAGCCGACGGCATGTCTCCGTCTCTCAGCGATTGTACAAACAATCCGGTCGCAGTAGTTTCCCAATCTTTGTCAAGCGCTTTGCAAAGAGCACGGACGACACAGTCGCCTACCCGTTTTCCCCTTGGGTTGGGGTTGTAAAATCTATACACAGCCTCGCCGCCTTTCCGTTAATATTGTAAAATAAAAAAGGCACCTGCGCCATGTCGCGCAAATGCCTTTTATGTGTCTCTTTCGGGTCAGATGTGAGCCGTTAATGTATTCATGCAGCGGTATACGATCCGCTTGATCTGGCGGTCGCTCATGCCGAATTCCTCCGCGAGCGGCTCAAAGCAGATACCGTCAAGCAGCCTCCGCTTCATAATAGCCCTGTCCCTCTCGGATAATATCCATTCGTCTATGAGCGCCGTCCATCCCGAGTATCCTATCTCGTCAATACCCATGCCACACACCCCGCCGCGATGATAACCGCCTGTACGATTATGACCGCAATGAGCTTGTTTGTCAGTTTCCGGTTGTGCCACATGGCTGTCTCATAAACGATATACGGTATATCTTTCATCATGTAACGACCTTTCCGTTTAATTTAGCCTCAGCCTATCTTGAGTCTTGCCCCTACCTTGCAGTGCTGCTTAAGATACCATCCGGCATTGTTATGACCGGACAGACAGATGCAGCCCTTGGGGATAGGCGTGTTGGATTTGCCGTCAACGATCTGAGTAATTATGCCCTTGCTGTTGACGATAACGTCAACACCCCACTTGTTAAAGCCCGTTGTCGCTCTTCCGTCCGTAATGAGGACAAGCGCATTAGTTCCTCTGCTTGTATTGATGCCCGTAATTTCACCCATGCTGATTTTCACCTCTTCTTTCGCAAATCCGTTAAGTCCGAGTTTCTTGATCTCGGCGGGGAAGTCTCTGTACATATAGTCCTGATCGCATGTAACACCCGCCACCTTGTTGGTGCGTATGGTGTTAGTCTCGCCGCCGAACTGCCACATGCCTACCATATTAGCGGGCTTGTATGTGCAAGCGTCAGCCCATTGCGCTATCCAGTGCGTATAGTGTTGCAATTCGCTGTCATACAAATAGCTGTCGAAAAACGATTTGAACGAATATACACCGACGAAATAGCCCCGGTCTTCAAGATAATCGCACCAAGCTTTTACCATATCGGTGTTCGCTCTCTTGCAGAGCTTTTTTTGTACGCTGTCTTCAATGTCGAAGTATATCGGCAGTTCAAACTGTTTACCGGCAAGACAGTTGCTGTACAGATACCGCGCTTCTTCGACTGCCTGCGCCGCGCTCTGCGCCATGCTGTACTGATATACACCCACGGCAAGCCCCGCAGCCTTTGCAGCCTTGTAAAATTCCTCAAACTTTGCGTCCTTGCCGCCGTCTGCAAACGGTGCAGAGTATGCCCCGCGCAGCACTACAAACTTTACGCCCTCTGCCGCAGCGCGTTTGAAATCGAAGTTACCCTGCCAGCGGGATACATCTATTCCGAATACCTTACTCATTACCGTCACCTTCGGTCTGCTTCTGAATGTTCATGAGCACCGCGATTGCTACGGTTGTGCCGAACTGAATAACCGCCGCTGTAACCGCCGCTTTTGAAAAATCGGTGGTAATTGCGGTGAGCAGAGCAATACCCGCGCCCGCAGCGCTCTGGATGAGCGTCCTCAGAACTCTTTTCCAATTGAATTTCATTTTAATATCCTCCTTTATTTTGCCGCCTCTGTGGGCAGTTTTAACGTTTTGTGAAACAGCTCGGTCGCAACGTCGTTGCCGCCGAGTGCGTGATATGCCGCATACGCTCTTGTCAGCGCTTCGCGGGCATATATGGGGCAAAATTCCTTTGCCGTGTACTTGTCATGATCGCGGATTATCTCTGCACGGAGCAGGCATTGCATGCCGTCCTCAAGAGCGGCATACTTTCTCTTCATCTCCTCGTCCCGCTTTTTCATTTTCTTTGTAGCGCTGATCGCTATCGAGACCGCCCCGCCGAGGACAAACGGCACCGCCCAGCGGATTATTGCGTCAACTATCTGTATCCACATTTCGCACCTCCTCGGCCGCAAAGCCTGTCCAGTCCGTATTTGCGATTTCGGCAGAGAGCGCGTCATATTCTTCCGCCGTTATTTCCTCGCCGCCGAGCCCGGTCCCGATCATAAGCAGCTGCCCATTATCGTCAATCTGTTTGTAATATCTCATTTGAGTCCTCCTATACCATGGCTATCCATCGGTAGGTGTATGTCAGAAAGTACCACGCCGAGCCGCCGTTAGTCGGCAGATATATGTTGGATGCCGTATCTGCCGTTTTGCTTGATGTGCAGTCTACAATATCGCCCTTTGCACAAAGCAGATAGCTGTGCGGGTTTGAGGCTCTGTTGTATGTTACGGCAAATGCTATCTCCTGATTGTTGGGCGACGAATCCGACGAATTGCTGCCGACAAATACATAGCTCGGTATAACTCCGAGACCGTGCTCAATTGACACTTCTTTTGTCATCGTTGGGGGTGTGCACTGGAACGTTCCCGTGGCTATCCCCTCCGGCAGGCTGCCGCCCGTCTCAATAGCCGTTATTGCCGCAGCCATAGCGGAAAGCTTGTATGTGTCGGTGCTGCCGTTTTTGCCGCGTATAGCGTCGGCTATGGCTTTAATGCTGTTTTCCTCGTACAGTTTCTTTGACATCAGTAGCTCACCTCCGTACCGTCCGGCAGAGCAGCTATTACATCAGCGACAATTTCCGCCTTGTCCGCCGCTGTCCAGTAGTCTGTTCCCTTGACGGGAGTATGCCCGTCCGCGCCGGGTGCTCCCTGCGCTCCGGTGTCACCTTTGTCCCCCTTTTCTCCGGGGTCTCCCTTGTCGCCCTTTGCTCCCGGGTCGCCTTTATCTCCCTTTGCGCCGGGTGCTCCGGCATCGCCCTTGTCTCCCTTGTCACCCTTTGCAACGGTAGTGCTGATAACATTTCCGACTATCTGCACATTGTCTCCGGCAATAAGGGCGTTCTGCTTTGCATCCCATGCGGCAGCCTCTTCATCGGTAACATAGTGTACAATCTTTCCGTCCACCCGTATTTTTCCGGTTGACGGCTGCACCTTCAGATGACGGCTGTAATTAACTCCGCCCCAACTGGATTCGCCCGTAAAAAGAACGCTTCGCCACTTATCATCGTTCGGCGTCTCCGTCTGGTCTACATTTCCGATTTCGTCAATATGGTAGTCGCTCTCCATAACATTACCTTTGCCGTCAAATACGGCAATGCGGTCTACCTTCGCCCCCGGCACCTTCGGCATCTTCGTATCAAGCCCGGTCTGCACGTCCTTGACATCCGCAAGCGCCTTGTCAAGCCCGGTCTGCGCGTTTTTGACATCCGCAAGCGCCTTGTCAAGCGCGGAGTATGTGTCTGTCGCTTCGATTGCCGCGTCATTCTGCAGCACCGCCTCCGCGTAAATTTTAAACCTTGCGCTTGTGAGCGTGTCCCCGCCGCTCCCGATGATGCGCACCTCGCATTCCGACTCTCCCGCTTCAATCTCCGACGTGAGAAAGGTATGCTCTATGCGGTCGGCATATGCCGTGCACTCGCTGTAATGCGTCGCCGTCGCGCCCTTTATATACATTGTGGCGGTGTAATCGGCGCCGCCGCTCTCATTTACAGGCAAAGAATAAGGTTTGAGACCGCTCATGAGGCGTATTACAACAAGGCGTGTCTTTGTGTCACCGAGTTTGAACCCCTCAAGAACGGCTTGAAAACCGCCTTTGTTTGTGTCTAAAGTAATATCGTACATTTCAGCACCTCCGACACAAGTATAAAGAAAAAACGAGGGTAGGTGATACCCTCGTTTTTATTCAGTCTTCCTTCCACTTTCTCACAGTGGATTTTTTGATAACCTTGTGACCGTCAACGGTTACATCGCCGAGAATGTCTGCTATGCGCTCCCGCTCGTCTTCGTCTCCGTCTTTGTAAAGGTCTCTGTAGTGACCGGAAAGCAGGCTGCGAACTGAGGTGAAAGCTTTTCCCTCAGGGTCGTCGGCTTCCTTTTCCTTGTAATAGTCCACCTTGAGACGGTAGTATTCTTCGAGCAGGTCGTAGTTTCCTTCCTCAACATCCGCAATAATGTCTTTTTTCGTTGCGGTCATGCCGTCGATCTGAGAAACGGTGTCAACGTCCTCGTCCTCGTCCGCGCTGTCCTTCAGCGCCTTGTTTTCGGCAGAAACAACAGCGGCGACAACATATTCCTTGTCAAAGCCGTCGTTTGCTATGTCGCGTATGATGCTGTCATATTTCTCATAGTCACCGTCCATGTGTGCGGCGGCGGCTTCGGCAATACGAATGTCGTTATCCTTCAGACAGTCGATAACGCGGCGGCGGAAATCCTTCTCGCCGAGCCTGTCCTGTGTACGTGCGATGTATGTATCGTCGTCGTTCATAAAGGCGTAGTACAGCTTGCCTTTGTCGTCGCGCGGCGTGGTAAGGTTACGGCTCAGCCCGTTTTTCCATGCGGTGTCGGCTGCGGTATTAGTGGTGGTTTTCGTGGCGCTTTGCCATTCTGTGGCAATTGTACGGTATATAGCGCGGAAATCTCTTGTAAGGCTCGTCATGGCAACACCGCTCATGTCAGCCAATATGGAAAGGGCATCCCATGACGCCTCGGCTCTTTCCTTGGCGTTCTTGCTTTCGTCTCCCCAAACCTTTGCGAGCTTTTTCACCTTTGTCATAAGGTCTCCGATAATTTCCACATCCGGTCGGTCGACATTAAACCCGTTAAAGACCAAACTGTATATGTCCTTAAACCATGGCAGCAGCATAAACGGATTGATATTGTCTATTGAATTTTCAATAAGCGCCTGCAGATATTTCTCCCAGTAGTTTTTATCGTCATCGTCGTCTCTGAAAGCGTCCGCAAATGACCTGATAGCCGCGGTAAATATCTGGCTTGCAATAAGGCTTGCAAAAATTCCTGCAGCTTTTCCTTTTTCTCCGTTCAGCAAGAGACGAACTCCGTCATAAGCCATATTCAGCGTGGTCATAGGCTCTGCCATGAACTGAGTGATAAACTTCTCAAACGCTTTTCCGTCCCTCATTATTTTGGAGCGGGCGAATATGGAGTCGTATACCTGTGTTTTGTTTGTGATTTCATCAAAGCGGTCTCCCGCTTTTTTGAGCACATCCTTGTAGGTATAGTCTGCGTTGGATTTTTTGAAATTATCAATCGCTTCGTTTCTGCAGGCGTTCCATATCCACATCCATGTGACTTGGTCGAGTTTTTCCGCGACCCAGAACTGACCCTCCTGCAGCCCCTTTGCAGCTGTATGACCTAAGGTGTTTCCTTTTGCGCCGAGGTCTGTAATGGTTTTGCCTATAGACTGCTTGGTGTTGATGTCAACACCGCCGAGCTGCTTGACCACCCATGTAGAGGCATACTGTGTCATTTCGGCAAGAGATTTTCTTTGCTGCGCCTCCGACATGGTCTTTGCCTTTACGCCTATGAAATACTTCGGATTGATTTCCGCAAAAGCACGCATGACAGCGCACGGCTGCTGAATTGCAACAGCTAAATTCAGTCCCGTTCGCGCAGCCTTCACCGCGCTGAACAGCCGCATATATGCCAAATCTCCGTCGCTTCGTATACCGCCGTTTACATCCGTAAGGAACTTCATCATTTCGCCGTACAGCTTTGAGCCGAGAACATCGCGCACTCTTGTACTGCCGTCCTCGGACTTTGATGTGCCGTTGATGACTTTTGTAATGTCCTCAAGGGGAAGTGTAAACGCAGCGTATGCCGCCATGTCCGATGCATGAGTCTGATATACGTTAACAAAGCTTGAGATAGAGAGCGCCTGCGTCGCATTGGCAACGGTCTTGATGGTAAACTTGCTGTTCTTGAGCTTTGCGGTATTTTTTTTCGGGTCTATGGTACTCCTGAGATAGTTGTTGTCAACCGTCAGAGTTATATAGTTATCCTCGCCGAAAAGCATGATGTCGTAAAGCTTCATGGAAACAGCATTTCCGTCCGCTGCGATTTCGGTAGACATGTATTTCTGCATCTCGTCTCCGAAGCGGCGCATGTCGTCGCTGAGCGTCTTCCCGAATTTGGTAAGATCGTTCTCCGTAAGCGTCATCATATCCGCATTGGCATAGACTGTCTCTTTGCCGTCTGCCACCAAACGCATCTTGCCGCCCTCAAGCCTGAAGCCGTCTCCGAGCAGATGGACCCGACCCTGTCCGCGCTTGGCGGTGAGATACAGCGTCAGTATTTCGCCGCCGGTGAGCCGGGCGGTTTTCCCGTTATCAAATGTAATGTCGAACTTTTGGTTGAACATTTTTTCCTTGATACCGTATTTCTGCGCCGTTTCTCTGTATTTATCCGCATACTTGAGTATAAGCCTGCCGCTGTCCCCTTCGGCTCTCTGCAGATTGCGGTAGAGCTGATAAAGCGTATCGCTGCCGGACTGCTTGAAAAGCTCATAGGGCTTCAGATTGTTCCAGTACAGCATGTTCACCGTGCGGTCTTTTGCACCTCGCACAAAATCGCTTCTCGAAACCTTTTTGTTTCTTGCGTCCTTTGTCTCTCCCGCTACCTTCGCGGTAGTCTCCGAAACGCTGCGGCTGCTTCTGAAAAGCTTGTTCGCGTCCGAGATTTTTTTCTGCACCGCCTTGGTAACGGCAAGAACGTCTTCCAGCTGGTCTGCGGTAAGCAGATACAAGGGTCTCTCACCGATTGAGTGCCGCAGATCTTCAATTGCCCGCGCAAGATCGGATACGTCAATGTAATAAGTGCTGTCTGCATTGTCGTATGTCTTGTAGTACGAAAGCATCTCGGAAAGATAGTCTGCGGCTCTGACATTTCTCTCACCGCTCTTTTCGATAGATGAAAGCTTTTTCTCTATCTGCTCCGTAAGAGAATTGTAACTGTCAAAGTCTTGCTTGAGCTGCCCCATACGCGCGTCTGCGTCGGCATAATCCTTTGAGCCTTTGTCATACTGCTTTATGCGCTCCGCAAGCTGAGTATACTCTGTATACGCATCAAGATATTTCCCCCGCCGCTTTTCAAGGCTGGCAATTGCGTTCTCAGCCCTTGCAATGCGTTCATCGTAATTCTGAGTCCGTGAGTCTATCTGCTCACGGAACGCCTTAACAATGTCTCTCAGAGCGCTGGGGATGTGCTTTGTCTTGCTGTCTTCCTTGGCAAGCTTGTCAAGCTTATCGATGCGCTTCGCAATGTCCCGAACGATCTCGCGCCGTCTGCGGTTTTCCTCCCGCTGCGCAAGCGTGTCCTTTATGCCCTGCGCCGCTTCCTGATATTTCTGCTTCTGCGAGCGCAAAGCTTCTTTCCCGCGAAGCCTTTCCGCAATAACAGCCTCTTTCGATTTTCTCTCGGCAAGAGTTTTGAAGGTGTCGTATCCTCTGTAGCCGTAGAATTTGCTGTCAAGCCGGTTGAGCTTCTTGGCAATACGCTCCTTTTCTTCATTCAGGGAGGGAAGAGCGCTCCTGTCCGCACCCTTGGTGAAAGAGATTTCCTTGATTTTCCGGTTGACCTCGTCAAGCTCCTTCTGCAAAGCGTTCGCTTTCTTAACCTCAGACTTCAGCTTTTCGACAAAGCTTTTTTCCTCATCCGTCTCGGCAACTGCTTCCATGTCCGAAACAAGAGTATCCCTTGATGTTTCGGTCTCTTCGGAGAAATAAATGTCTCCGTTTGCCCCGTCAAACGTACCGATATTGTCAGTTGCGCTCTTGACCTGAGTTTCCTTAAACGCCACCCATTCCGGACCGTCGTGAACTCCGTCGTAGCCGAGCTCGCCTAAAATATCGCTCGTCTTGATATTGTTTTTCTCGGCTGCCTCGTTCAGATAGTCGAATACTCTCGTCGGAGACTGCAGCTTCTCTATGACGTGAGGCTTGTAGGTGTTGTACGTGTCCTTGTGAAACGGCTTAAAATACTTATCATATATCTTTTCCGCTTCTGCTTTGGAAAGCTGCATTTCAAAGGGATGGAATATTGCGGCGTAAAGCTGCATCCGATTCTTTCCGGCATAGCTGAATTCATTCGGATTTGAGGAAAGATAGATACCGTCGCCGTGCGTCTTGCCCTGATTCGCCCCGGAGCGTGATATGTCGAAAATGCTGAACACGTTATCGGTGTAGTGATACAGCACCTTCGGCGTTCCGTCTCGGTTCACAGCCTTGCTTGCTCTCGCAGGATTATTCTGCCAATCGCCGAACCAACGCTTGAATTGTGAAGATTCTGTATTTTTTGAAATATTCCTATTGACTTTTTGATCAAAGCTGCGTATAATAGAACCAGAAGCTATCGCTTCCTGAATTCGTATGGGGAATTGGACCCCAGCGGGTATCAGGTTCGTAGCTTCTTTTTTTGCGTAATAAATTCCGACATCTCCGATGTTTTCAAGGGAAATGGCTTCTTTAATCAACTTCGCGACATTCTTAGTGTATGCACTTGACAGCACATTCACATCCATCTGCTCACCGTTAACCGTCCGTTCGGCGGTAATCTCTACGGGCAAAAGCAACGATTCTCCAGCCTGTCCTACATCTACAATTGCAACCACGCTGTGGGTGCTCCGTAGCGTACGGGCTTTTTTGTTTACATCCTTGGCAGCAATAATCATAACAGGATCCTGCAGTTTGCTGTAGATGTTTTTTACAAGAGTATCACCGAGTCCGTGATAGTGAATGCCTTTGCGGTAGTTTCCGTCTTGTTTGGCTTCAATTTCAGTCTTAGCTGCAGAGTATACATGTCCTGAACCTATAACAAAAGGAATTGATGGCATACCCAATTCCCGATACAGGCTCGGAGTGTATCCAATGATGAGATTGGTTGGATTCGTATTCTGCATTTTAAGTATTTTGTCCACTTCGGACTGGTATTTTGCTGTCACTTTCGCCTGTACTTTGATGCTCTCCTGAGAAAACTGCATTCCTTCATGCTCGGATTTGTACTTGTCGACGAATTTGTCTACTACATCATTGGCTACAGGATAGCTTTGATGCCCGCCTGTATATTCGTCAAGCATTTTTCTTGATTCTTCCATGTTGAAGTCGGGACGTACAGCCTTCTGCGGAGAGCCGTTGCCGTCATTGTCATACATTTTGAAATCAATTAAAAGCTTCCAATATCCGTCTGTGGAACCGTCCGTTTTCAGTGAATACCGACCGTTGCCGTCATAGTCAAGGAATTTGTAAAATTTAGGGCGCTTATTGTTTTTGGCGCACATATCAAGATATGCTTCGGCATTTTCCCTACCGGATTTTGAAAAATCCCAGTATTCATTCGGCATGTAATTTGTGGCTTTGTCAAGCACCTGCCTGCCGCGGTATTCGTGATATGTTTTCTTTATCAGCTTCTCATTTTGTACATAGGTGTAATCCTTTGTGCCTTTTGGGAGACCCATTGCATTGTACTGCCCCTTTTTCCACTGGGAACGGTGGAAGGGAATAATGAAGTCGATTCGGTCGTCCGCCATTGCAGCGAAGGCTTGCTCATCTGTAAAAGTAACAAGGATAGTACCGACGTTTTCCGAATACTGATCTCTTAATTCAAAAGCCGTGTCGTGAGGCATTCCCTCGCGGTCGTCGAAAATCAGCCTTCCGTTTTCATCTACGCCTTTTGCAATAAGCGAGAGATTTATTTTCAGTCCGGTATTTCCGAAAGCCTTTGCGAACTCCGGAACTTTGGTATATGCCTGTCCGGTAAGCCCAACCTCGGACATGTCCATAATTACCTGCATGGTGTCTATCAGGTGAACGATTTCAAAATCGGAAAAGCTCTGCATACGTATTCCGCCGTTAAGATTCTTTCGCTCGATGGAGCTGTCGCTCTTAAATAGTTTTTTAATCTCGTTCCTGTAAGCCTTTCTCGATTCGTAAAGCTTCGGCTTTTGCTGAGAGGCAAAGAGAGCTTTGTCGCTGTCCTTCAGCTTGCCGTAATGATTCCAAAAATATTCATAGCTTTCGTATGCCTCGGGATGATTTATTCTCATTTGTTCAACGCCGTCGGGAGTATTTACGTCTGCCATGTCGGGTATCCATGCGTTAGGATTGTCTCTCTTGTACAAATTAATAAATTCTTTAGCGAATTTTCCCATTTGTGCGCGGCTTCCCTCGACGTAGCAAAGACCGCATGTGGCTTCATATCCGGCTGCAATGAGCATGTTTCTTAAATCGAGAATCTCGTCTGCTGTCAGCGCGGTATTACGCAGGCGCTTTTGTATTTCGGAGAACGTGCCCGTGTATATTCTGCGCTTTTTGCAAAGTGTAGTGTAGTCAAAGCTTCCTCCGTATTCCGCATTGCTGACAAATGCACTTCCAAAGCTCGATGCCCTGTAGTCAAGTCTTACTCTGTCATCAGCAATCGTCTTTGCAATGGAATTGACATCATCAATATACTTCAGAGCCTTTGCCTTTGAGACACCGAGAGCGGTGCTGAGAGCTTTTGCAGCTTCATTTCTGTGCTGAACGTAATCGGATTCTCTCCATGTTTCCTCTGAAAAAGCAGGAGACGCGGAATCCGTTTTTGCGTCAAACTTGATTTTCCCCTTTGTTTCTTCGGAAATCTTTTCTGTATTTCCGTCATTTTGCTCTTCCTCCGACAGCTGCACCCCCTCTTTCTCCGCCTGCTTTTCGAGAACATCAAGATTTTCTCTTGTCTTCGCGTTCTCCGCCTCGGCGAGAGCGTCCCTCATATTCCGTATGGAATTCTCAAGAGCGTTGTCGAATACCTCCTGTACCTCCTCAAGGCTCTTGAGCGCTTCTCTGAGCTTCAGCGCCGCATCGTGCAGCTCCTCGTTGCCGTCGTACATATCCGTCTGTGCCTTGCGAAGATTTGCGATAAATTCCCGTACCTTCGTGACTACCTTTACAAACAGGCTTGCATTTTCCGTGGCAAGCTTTTCAAGTGCCTTGCTGTCACGAAGCAGCATTTCGCAGCCGTCCGCAATGACCTCATCGGATGCCATGGCATAGCTCATGCCGAGCTTGTCCATTTTTTCCTTAACAAGCGCGTCAAAATCAGCCTCCAAAGCATCGCGGATGTAGTCTGTCAGTACGTTGTAATCAGCTTCGCTCCACGTCTTTATGGAGTGCGTGACCTCATGCGCGAGTGTGTGACCGAGAATTCCGCGCACATCGGTTGCGTTGTATGTTGCATCAGCGCGCAGATATATTGTGTTGGTCTTCTCATCATACGCACCGTTTATCAATGTATCCCCGATGCGCTTTCCGTGCAGTTTTGCGTCCTCCGAAAGAAATTCAACGTCATATCCGAGCTTTGCCAGAGTGCGTGCAACATTTTTCACTCCGCTTTTGTTTTTTCCGAGATGTTCTTCTCCTCGCACCTCTCCCTTTGCGCGTCCTCTTTCCTGAATAACTCGCTCGGCTCTCGCCTTGATGTTTCTTTTCATTTCGCTTTGTGCTCTCGCTTTTACTCCCTGCTCGATAGCGGAGGTCACAAGAACGTTGTTGACTTCGGCATTCTGCGTGAAATATATTCTGCTCTTATACCCTGCTACACGTTCGCCGTTCTTTGCCGCTCCGGTCTCGCCGAGAGAGCGGTACAGTCCCCACGTTGTAGCGAACACTCCCTTGTCAGTGCCGTTTGCATACTTGCGGTATGCGCTTATCATCTCGTTTGCTTCTGCGTCGGTCATACCCTTTACGGCATTGACAAACAGCGTTTTGTCCTTTGATGTAAGACCGAATTCGCCGCTGTCAACCTCTGTGCCGTCTTCAAGTATGTACTTTGTTTTGCCGCCCTCTCGCTTAATGCCGTATATGCTGCTTGCGTTGTAGGCTTTTCCTTCGGAAGACTCCTTGGTTTCGACAATATCATTGATCATATTGCGCACTTCGGAAGTCTCTGTGCGCTTCTGTACGGCTTCAAGAGCCTCAAACACCTTTTCGACGTTTTCCTCTGTAAGAACGCCGTTTGCGGAAAGAGCGGAAATGGCGCTGACATCGGCGGTGCCGGTTGCGATTTCGGCAACCATCTCCGCAAGGCTTTCATTGTTGTTCACAATAGGCATTGCCGTTTCCTTTGCCGCTTTCAGCTCGGCTTCGACAACATTCTGTGCAAGCTTGCCCATGTTTCTGTTCCGAACCGCGTTTCTGACCTTGGAAACAAGCTTTCCTACGCCGCGGCCTTCGGGCACTTCCTCTGAGGCTTTGGATATGTCAAAACCTCGCTTTTCAGCGATTTCAAGCACATTTTTCCCCGCATCCGTTCCCGCGATGGACTTTCCGATATCGGTCTGATTTTTTATGTCTGCAACACTGTTGCGGGCTGCGGAGACTCCCCCTCCGATAACAGCAGCAGTACCGCCCATAATACCGCCCACAAAGCCGCCCCAAGCCTGCTCTGCGGCAGAAGCGAGCACATCAAGAAAAGCTTTCTTTTTGGCTTCCTCTCTGCTGAGTCCTTCCGCCTCATAGGTGAGTATTGCGTTCGAGAACTTTGAGTGATCTTGATTTATGACAGCATCAGAGAAGCGGTTCATGATTTCGGTAACTACTTCTTCACTGCCCTCAACTGCGCCCTGTCCCAGCATTTTCAGCAGATTTTTGTCTTTTACAAAAGACTTCATGAACGACTTGAAGCTTGTAACGTCAAAGCTGCTTTCGAGAAATTTGTCAACGAGCGAACCTATTGATATTTTCTCGCCGAGATATTCGGCAACACCGGAGGCAAAACCGTATGCAAGCGCCTCGTTCGTGGTCGAACCGTTTTGCACAGCCTCCTGCAGACCGCTTGAAGCAGCCTGTCCGGAGAGAATAACGCTTGCGACAACCTGACCTGCCGCGGGACCGAACGCATAGCACGATCCTACAACTGTAGCCAGTGAGTTGATTCCGGATGAAACCCCGCTGTATGTGCTTGTCCAGATTTTTCTTGCGGTTTCGGAAACGCCGGCTTCCTGCATGGCTTTGTCATATATTTCCGTCTGGGCTCCGATGATTTCGCCGGATATGTTTGTGGCATAGTCATCATAGGTGTTAATCGGGCGAAAACTATCGCTGTTGTAGTCGCTGTGCCCTATAGAATCCATAAGGTTGAAAATATAATCGGTGCCGGAGACAAGAGCGAACGGCACGGCTGAAATAGCCGAAGCAATTCCGCCGAGAGCCTTACCGACAACGGGAACGCTGTTCACTCCCTCCACTGCCGTCTGAACTGTTTCCTGAACTTTTGCCGCTCTTTTCTTGTCCCGCTGCAGCTTTGCGTAGTCTTTAACAGCGTCATAAGTCGCCCCGGACTCGCTTTTAAAATTTTCTTTCAGCTTGTTCAACGCATCGCTGTTCTTAATTTCACTGTTTATCCAGTTCTTGGTTTCAATGCTGTATATTCCGTCTTCTTCGGCATAGTTTGTTCCGTACTTTTCGTCATATTCTTTGACAATATCAAGGTACGGCTTTTTCTTTTCGGCACTTACAGTGCTGTTTTGCTCAAGCCACTGCATTGCCTCTGTGACTTTTTCAATAAAATTAATTTCATCGTATGCTGCTGCGGCTGCACTGTTGTATCCTCCGTATCCCTTATCAGTCGCCGCTTTGTATGCGTTACCGACCTTGCGCTCATAGTACAGGTTTTCCCAGGACATGGCGTTGATGCCGTTGTCGTCTGTGTAATAATACGCCACATCGCGTCCGGCATAATCGCTGTCTATCATATTACGCAGCTTTTCCATACGCTGCTGGTTGTCTGCGTATTCTTCCGCGTAATCGCCGTAAGGATTGAATGAAGACACATTCCCGTCGGCTTCGGCGAGTTTGATTAACTCCTCGTTCTTCTTTGTGAGTCTGTCAATCTCTTCCATAGCGATTTTCTGTTTGTATGACGGACTGCCTTTATCTTTGATTTTTCTGAGTATTTCATCGTCTGTCATGGTAGACACTTTGTCTTCCGTCAGCAGCAGTGAAGAAAGATAGTCTTTCTCTTCAGATGTCAGCTTTCGCCCCTGATATCTGCGCCCCTGTCCCATTTCATCGGGGGCTGCTCCCGCGTCGATCGTTCTGTCGGAAAGAGCGGCTTCGATATCTCTGTATTTGCTGTTTTCGCTCAGTCCCGCTTTTTTAAGCGTACTCTGTGCCGCTGCTCTTTCCTCGACGATTTTGTTGAATTTATCCCGTCCGCCGGCGGCTGCCGAACTGTTGAAATAATCGCTGAAAGTCTTGTCGTCCTCGGTCGTGTCGGTATCAATAATCGAGTTGACCTTCTGCAGAGCCGCAAGATAACCCTCCGGAGTCAGAAAAGCCTTGTTGTCCTCAATGCTCTGCTTTATCTTTTTTGCACGGTCTTTGTAGCTCTGCATGGATACCTTGAGTCCGGGAGCCTGCATATTTTCATATTTGCTGTCAACTCCCAAAACATACTTGCTGCGCTCGGTGTAATCCTTGTAATAGTCATTGTAAAGCGATTCTATATCCTTGGAAATTGCGTTAACCCTTGATGATATTACAGTATCGTCCACACCGAAATTGCTTGTAGCCTCAAATCTTCCGCCTGCGGATTTCTTTTTGAAATTCTTTGTTGCTTCAAATGCCATGTCAGCCTCCGTAGATTACATGTATCTGTCTTCCTTGATTCTTCCGCGTGTGTTGCCCTGCGTGTTTTTGTCATCAAGTGTTTTTCGTGTAAAACGCTTGCCGTCAACATAGTACGCCTGATATGCGTTCTTTGTGCCGTCCCATATCCAGCCAAGACCGTCCGAGTCGAACCATACATTCTGCGTACGTCCGTTCACTACATCGGTGTAGCCGGACCGCGTCAGCTTCTTCCCGCCTACGTTGTTGGGCTGATAGCCGTTTGAAAAGGCTTTTTCTGAATCGTACTTGCCGTCAGTCATAACATCCGGGTTCTTCGACCTTGTATAAGGATTAACGCCTGTTTCGACAGCCTCTTCTTTGCCGGCGGGGTTGGTAAAGTAAGTTTTTCCGTCTTCGTCTTTGTACTTATAGTTGTACAGTATAGAGTCGACCTCCTCTGCGTCCGCAGTATTTCCGCTCCTGTTCTGCTGCGAGAGTGCAAACTGTCTTTCCCACTGGCTGTCGGATACCTTGTCTCGCTCCTTCTGATATGCAAGCTGTTCTCTTGCAAGGGCATCGGCGGCATAGCTGCGCTCCAGTTCGGACGCACTCTTATATTCATCCGCGGCTATAGTGTAATCCTGAAGAAGACGGGCATATTCTGTCTGATCCGCATCGCCGAGGGCATTTGCCTTGTTCAGCATATCCTGTCCCTCCTGCACATATCTGGAATACGCGCTCTCGCTGAGCTGAGGCACAACATCATTGAGCTTTTGCATATAGTTGTTGTATACCTGCTGTCCCGCAGTCTGAGCATAGCTGTTGCCGTATCCGCCCGTAAGCGCCGCAGCCTGTCCCATTGTGTCCTTCATGGCAAGCCTGCCCTGCCTTGTGTAGCTGTCCTTGTACTGGTTATACACGGGGTCGGCGTTAAAGTCGTATGTAAACTTTCCGCGGTTAACATAATCGTTTATGGCTTTGGCATACTGCGCGGCATATGTTCTGTCGCTCTGCAGCGCGGCTCGGCGCCTTGCAAGGTCTTCAAGTGCCCTGTCGCTTTCAAGCGCATATTTGCTTCTGCGCTCATCCGGATTGTAAGCCGTAACCTTAATGTTACCCCCGCCGCTCACTATTTTCGTTGCCATTGTTTTTATCCTCCATATTCAGAATTTCGCATAAATGCTTTGCCCACTCATATAGCTCTTCGATGCTTGCCCCTTTGGGCGGTTCTATAATAATCATCCCGCATACTCCGTTTCTCTGTAAACAGATATGATCCTGCAGTCTCCGATACCCTCAAAGCGCAGCCTGTATCGGTCGCAGCGCTGAGGAATGAAGAAAATATCGATCGGCATGTCATCGCTGCCGGTATATGCGCCGCAGCTTTCCCATTCGCCGTCATCGTATGAAACAAATGCTGACATTACGCTGCCGCGCGGAAGCTTCAGCTTGATCTTTATTTTGTTTACCCTCTTGTAGTAAATATCTCCGTATCCGAGGCTGCCTGTCTCAGCATACCATTTGATGCCGCTCTCGCCGCCGCTTACGGTGAAAATCTTACCGTCGGAGCCGAGAATATAAAAATCCTCTGCGCAGCGCATCATTTTCAGCGCATTTGTGTTGTCTTCGATGTGCCACAGCTTAATCTGAGTGTCATAGACCAAAAGCAGATATTCGGTGCCTCGCCGTGCGCTGACGTAGTATTTGCCCATGTATGCCCCGCCTACAGCATCGTCGTATACATCGTTTCCGAGAGCGGCATCAACCTTGACCGGAACTCCGCCCGAATATGCCATAAAACCGTCGTAAGAATGGTAGTAAAGCACCTCGTCGACCACCGCGACCGACTTGTCTCCGCCGGGCTTTATGCCTCTGTAATTGTATGTAACAAGCTGAAAAGACGAAGGGGAGGTTCCGTATACTCTCACAATAGCGTTTTCTTTGAAGAAAATCGGATATCCGCCGTAAACCGCCGCTCCGGTCCATGCTCCGTCCGAACCGACTGAAGCAGTCCATGAATCCATTGCAGTGCCTTCATACTTGTACCAGTTTTTCGCATCCCCAAGGGCGGAGCAGTATATTTCGTTTATAACGTCCTCCGACGTCTTTCCGTCCTTGTGTCCGTAATAGCACCCCCACAGACGATTGTTGCATTCCACAACAAAATCCATGGTCGGCACTTTGCGCGATATCTCAACGACAGCATCGCCGGCGACGGTTTTTGTTATCACCTTGTTCAAAAATCCGTTGAGTATCAGCCCTCTTTCCGATATCGAGCTGATGATATAAGAGCCGTCGCACTCGTTGTCGATGCCGTCAAGGTTGATGCAGTCACCCTCGGAAAATCCGTCAAAGGGAGCAACCTCGTAAACGTCCTGCAGATTCTTCTGCCTCTCTCCGTTCCGTTCTCCTATGTATGCATACTCTCCGGCGTTGTCGCGCGAGTCCGAGCTTGCAAAAGAAAGCATAATGTAGTTCTGCGTCTGCGCTACCCATTCATTTAGGGCGGACGAGTATGCATACAGCTTTCCCGTGACGCTGTCCCGCCATCTCATGCCGTTTGCGGGATTGTCGGGCTTTTCGGTCACTACCGCTGCAGCTGCGGCGCTTTCATATGCTTTAACCACATACCCGGTGATTGTAATGTACCGTCCCTTGACCGCATATGCCGCAAGCCAGTCGGCGGCAGTGCCGTGACCTGTCAGCACAAACCCGCCTGACGGCACGGTTACGGAGGGCTCTGCCGTGTAGCTTACAACCTTGGTCACGATGCCGGAGCTGTCAACATATACGTTGATGCCGTGTTCGTTATATCCCCCGGGAGGATTGCTGGTGATTATCACCATTTCGTTCGTTCCGCGACCGTAGGTTTCTCCGGAGCCTCCGGTATACTTTTTGTTTGCCGTTTTACTCGACAGCGGAGAGTCGTCAAGCCGCCCCTTCTCGTCGCACGGCGCCATCCTAAAGGTAATGTATCTGCCCAATTGGTCGGCATCCGAAACCTCGGTGTTCCTGTATACCTTTGTCGTATTTGAAAGCTTCGTAAATTCTGTTTTGACAGCCCCTATGCGCACTGCCTGCGGGAAGGCATACACATACCCCGCCTGAGCTACAAGCCGCGTTTCCGCCGCATCTCCGCCTATTTTCTGCGCCGCTTTTGCATCCGTTCCGTCTCTGTTGAGAAAGCTGACATATGTTTCGGTGCCGTCTTTTGTCACGGCGGCAACAGTACCCTGCTTCAGCCCCTCTCTCGTGCCGGATGTGTCGCACGGCACAAAATCGTACACACCTGTAATTCCGGTTGTGCCTCTGCCGTCACGCACAGCCAAAAGAGGGTAATATTTGGATGTCATGTTGCGCATGTCGTGAAATTCGCTTTCGCTTATGCGCACATTCGCATTGTATCCGCCGAAGGTATCAGTGTAATAGGTTTCCGGCGTTTGAATTTCTCTTGTTTCCATTGCTTACCTCAAAATCTTATGTAAGACTTTCCGTGCACGTGCGTCCGCCTGTACCAGTTTGCAAAATCCTCATAGGCAGACGAGAAATTCTGTACGGCTGCATTGTAGCCGTTGCTTTCTCCGTTGCTTTCGCATATTTTTGCTTTCAGATAATAGTCGTATGCTTCTCCGTAAACGTACGGTATGATAAGCTCCTGTTCGCCGTCTGTATACGGCGTAAATTCGCTGCCGTCCCAATCAACGTATTGAGTGATAATTTCGTTGTGTATTTTCGCGTCAAGACGGCTCAGCCATTTTATGAGCTGCGCGTCGTCATACTTACCGCGGGTAAGCGCTCTTGTCTGAGCAAGTACATCATTGATTTTCATGTCGCACCTCCATGATAAAAGTATAAGAAAAAAACGGGGGTAAGTGATACCCCCGTTTTCAGTTAATTAAGCGCCTTTGTTTTTGCTGTTTCCTGCAGCTTGCGCCTTGTTTCTGCGGCTTCAATCTCGAATTTTTCAGCCCCTTCGAGTATCTCAGCGACACTTTCGGGCACCTCCACATATTCTCCGCGCTTTATGAGATAGGTTTTGCCGTTGTCTCCGACATACTTATCTTCTTCAAGCACTCCGGGAACATAGGGGAGTTTGATTCTGATTCTTTTTTCTGCCATGTTAAAAGCTCCTTTTAGTTTGCACTATCCGTTGCAGAGAACGTAGAAGCAGAGATGACGTCAAGAAGTCTTTCGGGGTAAAGAACCTTTGCAACATGCATAGCCTTCCAGCCGACAGTGCCGAACTGATTAAGAGGGCCGCCTATCTGCTCTGCTGACTTGACAATAGACTCCATGGTCATGCCGGTAGGTTCAACAACGCCGAAAGCGTCTTTACCGAAGAAGAATGAGTGATATACGGCAATGGCGGAAGTAGCGGTGTTCATCTGAATCTTTGCCTCGGTGGTCTCGATGAAACGCACTCCGTGCAGTTTGCCTATCTCGCCGTTGTATATCTTTTCGGGGTTGGCGTATTTCTGTGCCTCTACCCATCCGCTGTCCTGTCTAAGGTCATATGCAACGGAAGGATGAATTATAGCAATATACTCGCCGTTTATAGAGGGAGTATTCTGCTGCTTGAGTATTGTTGCCGCTCTTGCAACATCTGTAGCGGTAAGCTTACCGTTTGCAACAGTAAGCGAGTTTATGTCGGCAGCACCGCCGACACGGTACACGTTGGTGTTGGTAAGAAGAACATCTCGGGTAAGAAGGTCGAGCGTACGCGCTGCCTGATCTGCATGCTCGTTGACCGTCTCGGAAATCAGAGGGTCAACAGCAGCCCACATTACCACGTCAGTGAGAGGAGTGTAATCTCCGTACTGTGCAATAGTTGCTGTGATAGTTGATATATCAAGCTTGTTGCCGTCGGGGATAAGTCCCTCGGTGAGAGGCGTAGTAGCAGCCGCGAATGTCTTAAACTTACGCCATTCAACGTTTTTTCCGTTGCCGGGCTTAAGGGTCTGCTTTTTGCCGAACTGGTTGAACACATACTTTGCGCGTGCATTTTCGAGCAGAGCAGTGTTGTAAAAAGTTTTCATTTCGGCAGACAGATTGTTGCCTGTCGATGCGTTGGTCGTACCGTTAAGGTTTGACACACCGTATGTACCTACAGTAGGTGTAAGAACTGCGAATCTCTGAAGATTAAAAGTAAACATCATTTTCCCTTTCTGCGGGGAAAAGCTCAGAATGTTACAACTTCTCCTCGCTTTGCCCTCTCCATGTATTCGTTGATTTCGGAGAGAGACAGTTTTGAAATATCTTTTTTAACTGTTGCAGGAGTTGTGTTTCCGAGACCGTTTTCAGCTACCTGTGCGCCGCTTCGGATGTTGTTTACAACATTCGCTTCCACAGCATGAGCGGTATTTTTCATCGCTTTTGCTATTTCGTCGTCAAAGCGGGTTGCTTTGTATGCTTCGAGGAGTGACAGCGACGGGTTCTGCGCAAGCTTGGCAAACTGAGGATTTGAGTCCAATTCCGTCTGCAGATCGAAATCGGGAAATCTCTCTTTTACCTCCAAAACCTGGCGGCCTATTTTCTCTGCCAGCTCACGGTTTCTGTCCGCTTCCTCGCGCTCCTCAAGAGCTTCACGGGCAGTCCGCGCATCTGCAGAGTATTTCTCAAGCATTTCCTCTATTTCGGGAGTGGTGCCATTCCTTTCGGCAAGATCCTCGTAATAGCTTTTGTCAGCACTCACGGCAGCCATAATAGCGTCAATGTCCTTTGCGTCCTTGCTGTACTTTTTGGCAGCGCGGTCTACAAGGGGCTGCAGCTTTTTAAGCGTGCCCTGTGCGTCCTTTTCCCGCTTGAGGCGTTTCTCAACAGCATTTTTTACCGTCTTGTTGATGTCCTCCGCATACATTTCGCGTATACGGTCATAGGGAAGTCTTTCATCCGCCGTGGGAGTCCCTGCGCCGGCAGTATCGACTGCCTGTGCTCCCGCAGCTTCGCCGTCGGCGACCGGCATACCGGCAGCATCTGCGGTACTCATAACCGCACCTGCCGCCTCGCCTGCGCTTTCCTCCGCGAAAAGCTGTAAATCGAATTTCTTCATAAAAATTCCTTTCTCCGGGTTAAGCCCGTGACTCTGTGTAGATTATAAAGACAAATCACACATAGGTGATAATCACGTTTTCGGGATATTTTTCCGAAATTTCGGCAATTCCTCCGGCGGCAAAATCGTAAAGGGAAGTATCCCCGCCGGATATTACAAAATTGCCCTTGTCATGTACATCCGTTGCATACATTGCAAGAGTTTCCAGCAGCGCCGACACTCCCGCGCAGACTATATCCTGCCCGGCGGGAGCATACCCTGCATGACCGCTCGCCGATATTGACGGCACATCACGGTCGTAGATAACCTCTATCATCTCGGCTGCGTCCTCTCCTGTGCGGCATCACGCGCCTTTTGCATGCGTGTATCCTCCGCCGCATTGCCCGATACGCTTACACTCGCCTGCTGCATCTGCGGAGCTGACTGCTGTATGCCGTTTGCTATCATCGCAGCCGTCTGAGGCTCGTATTTCTGCGCCAGTGTCAGCGCAATCTGCTGATACTGCATAAGCTGATCAAGCATAGTGCCGTTTGCGCTGATTTTCTGCGCAATATCATCCTTGCCGTAAAAATCCATCGCATCGAGCAGCATAAGGCTCTGGTCGACGTTTTGCGGATTAAATACGCCAAGCCCGTAAAGCTGCAGGGCAAGCTCATTCTGCGCCATTTTGGTGTACTCGCTTGATTTTTCAGCCGTAACGTCAATGTCAAATTCGGGGAGGCGCAGACCCATGTCGGCGCCTGTCCCGCTCATCTGAGGCTGTGCTCTCAGATCGGCGTTGGAATACTCTACATACTGAGGCTCGCCGCTCTGACCCTGTATGCGGAAATACCGCATTGTGTCGTATTTCTCCCGCATGAGCTCAATAACGAGATATATGACCTGCTTGTATGCCTCGTATGTGGCAGATATACCGTCACGGCTCTGCTTTGAGCCTGCCTCCTGCAATGCCGCAATGGCGCTGGCTGGG